GTCATAATCACCAAACCCATAAATGGCTTGTGCTAACTTTTGAATACCTCCACCTACAAATTTACCGATCTTCTCCCCGGCGGTTTCATTATCAATAATGCGTCCTTGATTGGGGACGAAATTATTTATTCTCCGCCTAGGTTGTTTAACCTGCACGACAACAGATTGTGCCTTTGGTCGCGGTTGAACAACACGCACTGCCTTGGCTTTTTTGTTAAGAACACCTTGTTTCCTTGTCATTTTATGTGGCACCCTTAAAATGGGGTTATTACCATGTATTTCATAACGCTGGCAATAAACCCCAAAATAACGAACCGCACATTTGGGAATAATTCTATCAAATGCGGGGTGTGACCATGGTTCAATCTTATTTTTATTTATGAACATATTTTCAATTTCTAATTGCTCCTCAATGGTAATGTGAAAAACGTTCTCAAATAAAAGTCTCGTATCGTTGGCAACTTCTATGTCTTGATATACATGATTGCGCACCATACGCTTCTTAAAATTATTAAGGAAATCCAAGTTGTAAAACTTAACAGGGTTTGACCTGAGTATGTAGCTAGCAAACGCAGCAACAATTGGACAGCCAGGGTAAGCTGCCAACATGCTCAAGGCCTTGCCATTCATTAGTTCACCTAACTTCTTGTCAGATGCTAATAAATACCTTGCTTTCATCCAGCCAAAGTTTAATAATAACTTGACCGGATCAGCTATACACTGAAGTGAATGAGGCGAATAAATAAGACCACAAAAACTAGCAGTATGTAAGCTTGTATGCTCAACAATTTTAATTGTAAAGCCCAGTTTCTTAAACCACTCACTAGGTGGTGTGTCGCCATAAAAAGTGAACAATCCATCATCACCTTCGACAACACCACGTAGAGACAACATATTATTTTCTTGTGCACAAAACAACATAATCATTAAATTGCTAAAACCATTTCCTAATGAAGTGTTCATTTCTCCACTCATACGAACACCTTTCAATCTAACTGTAAAACGTTTAAATTTACAAACATTAGTACCGGCAATGACGGTACGTACGTTATTCATGAAATCATCATGACACGGCATTAATTTGGTCATATAATCATACAACACAAATTCACATGCTTCCATCATTGAAGGGATAAAATGAGCTTCATATTGACTATAATCGGTGGCAATAATCTTGCTCACCAATTGGTCAACGTTGTCAGAAATGTACTTGGGTCGCTCCCAAACAGGTACATG